TTCTTATGGTGTTGAATTACACTTTGATTCATCAATCCAGTAGTATACACTTTGGGTGGGGATATACTCCCCACCTATACTAAGGAGAAATTATGACTGATTTAATTAAGTTAAAAAGAGGTGACAAAGTAATCACCAGAACAAAATTTGATTATGAAAAGAATTTAATACACTGGAAACTCAGAGGATATGAGCCAGTAGAAGATAAACCTGTAGAAGATAAACCAAAAAAAACTAGGAAGAAGAAAGAAGATTAATGGCAGCAACAACAGTATTTGCAGTAGTCAGTTCCAATATGACAGATTATCAACCTGATATTCTGGGATTTGGCATTACAGACTTTGATACTCAATTACAGTTTGCTGAAGATGATGTTTTAAGACAGATCAGGGAAGAATGGTGGGAAAGATACCGCCATACAGTCAGATACAAAGATATTACTAAGGTCACTACCTTAGAGATGGATAATACTAAATTAACACCCGCTCAGTGGAAAAGAGCAACTATTTACAAAGCACTGGCAGAATATATCTACCCTCAACTTACTAAATGGAAAGATCCTCAGGGTGGAGATGGTCAAGATGCTTTCCAAGTACAAATAGAATTTTATAGAGCAAAATACGCAGAAGAATTTAATGCGTGTTTGCGTGATGGCGTAGAATACAACGAGGATGGTGACGAAACAGTCACTGCTACTGAGAAAGAGCCTATTCACCATTTACGATTAGTTAGATAATGGTCGCAACAGTCAAGGTAAAGACTAATGTTGCTGAAATTCAAGCTATTGTTAAAAAGATTGAGAAAAGATCATCTAGTGCTATCAAGAAAGCATTAGCAAACGCATCAGCTTTTGAAGTTGGTGCAATCAAAAAAAGAACTCAACAAAAAGGAATTGATTATAAAGGCAGACCATTCAAGCCTTATTCTGTTAAGTACAAAAGAGCCGCAGTTAAACAATCTGGAGTTGTAGACCTTACTGATACTGGTCAAATGTTTAGTTCATTAACATTTAGAGCCACTGAGAGCAAAGGCACATTGTTCTTCAGGCAACAACAAGCAAATAGAAAAGCATTTTTCCATGATGAAGCAGGTGCAGGTAGAAAGAAAGTTATTAGACCATTCTTTAGTATTTCAGATGATGAAGAAAAGAAGATTGAAAAGATATTCTTTAATGTGTTAGAAAAGGAGTTGAAATTATGAGTTTACGAGAAGATATAGCAGCTAATATTATTACGACCTTAGATGCGGTCACATCCCCTATTGAATTAAAGAAGATCACCAGAGAGCCTTTTAAACCTGAGGAGTTGGCAGATCCACAGTTCCCCGCCTTATACATTACCACTGGAGATGAAACACGAGAGGATTTTGCATTAGGAGATTATGCAGCAGGGAAAAGATCAGGAACAATAGATTATGTTTTAGTAGGTTATGTCAAAGGATCAGATACTAACCTAGATACTAAACGCAATCAGCTTATTGAAGTGATTGAGGAAACTCTTGATACAGATAGAACTAGAGGTGGCAACGCTAAAGAAACTAAGATAGTAGAAGTATCATCAGATGAGGGTACATTATATCCTTTAGGTGGAATTAGAATTGTGGTAAGAGTTTTCTATGAATTTGTTAGAGGTACTGCATAATGCCAAAAAGAATTAAAGTATTTATGCCAGATGGAAACGATACAGTTGAGATTTGGGATAAAGATTTAGACAAGTTTCTTGACAGAGGTTATAAAACCGAAGTAGAGAAAAAATCTACTAGATCATCAAAGAAAAAAGATGTAGAAGTAGATGAACAACAACAAACAAATGAAGGAGTAAGCGAATGGCAACCCATGTCGGAACAAGCGGAGTAGTCAAAGTAGGATCTAACTCAGTTGCGGAAGTGACTGGATTTTCTATTGATGAAACCAATGACACAGTTGAAGATACAAGCCTTACAGACACTGCAAAGACTTATAAAGCATTAAGAAGTGATGCTACTGGTACTATTGAATGTCACTGGGATGAAACAGATAGTACAGGTCAAGGTGCATTAACTGTAGGAGCAGAAGTGACTTTAAATCTATATCCAGAAGGTGCAGATGCAGCAGATACATATTACACAGGATCAGCGATTGTGACTGGTGTATCTCAAGCCGTATCTTTAGACGGAGTTATTTCAAGAACTATTAATGTTCAATTCTCAGGCGGCGTAAGCACAACAACTGTATAATTAAATGCCCAAAAAGGATTACCTTGAAGGTGCTATCTCTCACTTTAAACATCAAGAGATAAAAATTATAGAAGTTGAAGAATGGAACTTAACTGGCGAAGATGCCATTTATGTTAAGCCATTTACGCTGCTTGAAAAATCTGAAATATTCAAAGGATCAAACGATAACGACCTCACTGTATTAATTGATGTAATTGTCAAGAAGGCAGAAACTAAAGATGGGGAGAGGATGTTTGATCTGGAGAGTAAGATTAAGATGAAGAAGTTTGTTGATCCTGATATTATCGGTAGAGTAGCAGGACAGATCATGGGAACAATCCCGTCTACTGAATCCTTAAAAAAAAACTAAATTCTGATCCTGATTACAGGTTTCATTTCTTCTTAGCAGAAAAACTACACAAGACCATTGGTGAAATATTACAAATGCCAGTGGAAGAATTTAGTGCATGGATAGCCTATTTCACCCTGAAACACGAAGAAGAACAAAAGGCATTGAACAAAGCAAAATTGCAAGGTAAAAGAAGATAATGAACAAAAAAATGTTAATTGACATTATCGCTAATGATAAGACTAAAAAAGGTCTTACCACTGTTCAGAATAGATTAAATAATGTCAAATCATCAGTTTTTAGCTTAAAGGGTGCATTAGTTGGTCTTGGTGCAGGTGCAGTTATCAAGTCATTTGTTGATGTAGGTAAAGAAGTAGAAAGCCTACAAGTTAGATTTAAGTTTTTATTTGGATCAATAGAAGAAGGTGCAATAGCCTTTGATAATTTAACCAATTTTGCAGCAAGAGTTCCATTTTCATTAGAAGAAATATCCAGAGCATCAGGAAACCTAGCAGTTGTTGCTAAAGATGCTAATGATCTTAATAGAATATTAGAGATCACAGGTAATGTAGCTGCGGTCACAGGATTAGATTTTGAAACTACATCTAGCCAAATTCAAAGAGCCTTTTCAGGTGGTATTGGTGCTGCTGATCTATTTAGAGAAAGAGGTGTTAGAGCCTTATTAGGTTTCCAAGCAGGTGCTAAAGTCACTGCAGAAGAAACAATAGCTAGATTTGAAGAACTATTTGCAGGAGATGGTCAATTTGCTAAAGCCACTACAGACCTAGCCCAAACACTTGAAGGTACTATCTCAATGATTGGAGATAAGTATTTTAAATTTCAAAAAGATGTAGCAGCAGGATTTTTTGATGAACTTAAAGGTGAATTTGGTGATTTAAATACTTTCTTAGAACAAAATGAACAACAGATTAAAGATATAGCAACTGCGATTGGTGAGAATTTTGCAGGAGCATTAACCACTACATCAGATTTGATAAAAGGAGTAGCACCTGCAGTTAAAAATGTAGCAGATGCTTTAGGAACAACAGTAGAAGGGTTTAAATCATTACCACCATTTGTTCAATCATCAGGACTAATAGCTGCATTAATGTTTGGCAAAAAAGGAATGATTGCCTTTGGTGCAGTTTCTTTCTTAGTAGGGCAGATAGATAAATTAATTGATAAGAGCAAAGAACTAGAAGGTACAGAAAATGCTTTTAATGCAGGAGAAATTGATATTGCTAGTGCATCTTTAGAAGAATTAAATCTTCTTCAAGATATCTATGAAGGAAAAATAAAAAAAGGTAATCTAGCAAAAGTAAGTAAATTCAAACAAGAGAACGCAAATAATCAAATAATTATAGATCAAATAGAAGATCAAATCAGTCATCTTGAAGTTGTTAATAAAACATTAGAGATTATGAAGGGTAACTCTAATCAGATTAATTCTTCATTTAGTGCGATTGGGAAAACTGTTGAAGAAGTAGAAACAAAAGCAATCAATAATTTTGAAGCTGCTTTAAAAGAAGCATCAAAGCAGGGATCAGCTTTTGGAGGTGCTTTTATTGATGCAGTTAATTTAGGCAAAAAGGAATTAGAAATTGTTAATGAAGAAACATTCCCTAGATTTGCAGAAGTCTTAAAAGATGCAGGTGATCAAACTAAGCAGCTTGATGATATATTCTCAAACACCTTTAATAATTTTGCAGATACTTTAGCTGATACTTTAATGACTGGTAAATTTGCATTTAAAGATTTTGCAAGATCCGTCATTAGAGATATTGCTAGAATGATAGCAAGACAACAGGCATTATTATTTTATCAAAAAGCATTTAACTTTTTAGGCGGTAGTATTTTTGGGATATCTTTACCTACTCCTGCACCAAGATCATCTGGAGGTAGAGTAAATGCAGGGATGCCCTATATGACTGGAGAAGCAGGAAAAGAATTATTCATTCCTCAAACATCAGGAACAATTATACCCAATAATCAATTATCAGGTGCAGGTGCAACTAATATAAACTTCACTATCAATACAGTTGATGCTAGAGGTGTTGATGAATTATTAACCAATAGACGAAGTACAATTATTAATGTTATTAATGATGCTTTAAATAGACAAGGGAAGGAAGCATTAGTTTAATGTCAGGAACATATCCAACAACACCAGAATTTAGGTCTATCGGTTTTTCTTCTGAACAAAAGACAATCACATCTACTACTGACAGTGGTAAGATGTTTGCAGTTCAAGTAGACGGACAGAGATTTAAATTCTCAGCTAGTTATCCTCCCATGAACAGATCAGATTTTGCACCCGTCTTAGCTTTTGTAATGAAACAAAGATCACAAAAAGAAACATTCCAGATTGCCTTACCAGACTTAAAAAACGCTAAAGGTGATGTATCAGGAACAGTATTAGTGAATGGATCACATAGTGCAGGAGATACAACGATTGATGTAGACGGAATGACTGGCACAATTAAAGCAGGTGATTTTGTAAAGTTTGGCGGAGATACAAAGGTCTATATGGTTGTTAGTGATGCTACTGCGTCAGCAGGTGCAGCAACCCTGACTATTGAGCCACCTTTAAGAAGTGCGATTGCAGATGATGCAGCAGTGACTTATGACGGAGTAGAATTTACAGTCAGAATGACATCTGATATTCAGCAATTTAATACTAGCGATTTAGACTTATACAGATTTGAAATAGATTTTATTGAGGCTCTATAATGACTAGAGGATTATCTTCTAGCATCCAAACTGAACTAGGCAATCAGTCTATTAAGCCTATTGTTTTAATTGAGATATTATTTCCTACTCCTCAAAGACTAACTAATCACTACAAAGATATAACTCATAACTCTAATACTTATTCTTCTAGTGGGCATTTATTGTCTATTGGTGGTAAGGCAGAAAAATCAGAATTAGATGTAGGTAATTTCCAAATAGAATTATCAGCGGTAGATAGTGCATTTGTATCTATTGTTTTAAATAACAATGTCAGTAATGATGAAGTGACGATAGATATAGGATTATTAGATAGTAATGATGCTTTAATTGATACATTCAATTATGATAAAGGATTTATTGAAGGGTTTAGTATTGATACTAATACAGGTAAATTAATTCTCAGTTGTACTTCTCATTTTGCGGACTTTAGTAGAGTGGCAGGAAGAAAGACTAACGAAGGCAGTCAGCAAGTATTCTTCTCTACAGATAAGGGAATGGAATTTGCAGCATTGACAGTTAAAGATATTTTGTGGGGTAGGAAATAATGTTTTTTGGATTTACTTTAGCAGGGATCATCAAATCTGTAGTGACAGGATTTGCCATATCTAAAGCAGTATCTTGGTTAGCACCTAAACCAGAATTACCAGAATTTACTCAAGATGCAGAAGCATCAGGTGTTCTTGTTAATAAACAATCTAATAATGCAAATATCCCCGTCATTTATGGAACAAGAAAAGTAGGCGGAACAAGAGTATTTTTAGAAACATCAGGATCAGATAATCAATATCTTTATGGTGCGATTGTATTAGCAGAAGGTGAAATTAATAACATCACTTCAATTATAGTTGATGATAGTGAAGTGACTTTTGACGGATCTATAGCTGACGGAACTCAGATAACATCTAATGATAGCAAGTATGGAACTACTATCACTGTTCAACCATTCTTCGGAACTGACGGACAATCAGCATCCTCATTACTGACTACATTAACAAACTGGACTTCTAATCATAAATTATCGGGAATTGCATATATAGCTTTTAGAATTACATGGGATGCAGACAAGTATATTGGTATTCCAACTATTCAAGCGGTCATTCAAGGAAGAAAAGTAGTTAGTTATGATGCAAGTTCTGTAGCCCAAACCGCAGCTTATTCTACTAATCCTGCTTGGTGTTTATTAGATTACTTAACTAATACAAGATACGGAAAAGGCATTGATATTACTGATATTGATATTCCAAGTTTTTATACTGCATCTGGAATAGCAGAAACTCAAGTCACCCCTTATTCTGGTGCATCTCAGATTAATTTATTTGATTGTAATGCAGTCATTGATACTGGTCAGAAGTTAATAGACAACACTAGAACACTTCTAAAAGGAATGAGAGGTTTCTTACCTTATACTCAGGGCAAATATAAATTAATCATAGAAACTACTGGATCATCTGTTCTTACATTAAATGAGGATAATATTATTGGTGGTATTAAAGTATCCAGTGAACGTAAGAATGAGAAATATAACCGCTGCCAAGTAAACTTTATCAATCCAAACAAAGATTATCAGAGTGACACAGTTATTTATGATACAGACCATGCAACTTTAAAAGCTGCAGATGGTGGGTTTCTTCAAGAAGGTGTTGTTGATCTACCAACAATTACTGATCCATATCAAGCATTAGAATTTGGTGAGATTGTCTTACAAAGAAGTAGAAATAATTTAGGACTAGAATTAACCGCCAATTATACGGCTATGAACTTAGCTATTGGTGATATTGTAGCAGTCACTTCAACCATTACAGGAATGTCAGCAAAACCATTTAGAGTAGTGGGAATGGCAATCAATCCTTCATTTGAAGTTGCCTTATCTTTAATAGAGCATCAAGACGCTTGGTATACTTTCTCAGAAAAAAATGAAGTTGCTATTATTCCTGATACATCATTTCCTGATCCATTCACAGTTCAAACTCCTGCATCATTAACCCTAACAGATGACTTAGTAGAATATAATGATGGTACAGTCATCACAAGACTATTAGTTAGTGTTGGTGCTTCAACTGATCAATTTGTTAGTGATTATGAAATTGAGGTTAAACAGACTTTAGACAAAGACGGAGCAGCGGTTGTAGATGATTTTAGAATAGTATCTCAGGGTAAATCTTTAGAATATCAACTTATTAATGCTATTGATGGTGCTACTTATGAAGTAAGAGCCAGAGCCATTAACTCATTAGGTGTTAAATCAGCTTATATATCAGATACTCACAAGGTAATTGGTGCTACCGAGCCACCCGCCAATGTGACTGATTTCAGCATCAGTTTAATTGGTAGTGATCAAATGCAGCTATCATGGATTCCCGTAGCAGATTTAGATGTAGAAAGTTATGAGATTAGATACCAGAAGGTAGCTAGTGGTAGTGCATGGTTTAACTCTACAGACTTAGTAAGAGTACCTAGAAGAAGTGCCAACAGTGTTATCCTTAATAGAATAGATCCACCATTTACCTTATCTATTAAAGCTATTGATAAGCTAGGAAATGAAAGTTTAGAAGCTGCATTTATTACATCATCTAATGTAGCGGCTCAAGGATATCAGCTTATAGATACTATTCAGGAACATCCTACATTTGCAGGAACATTCAATAATACATTTAAAAGAACTGAGAGTGGAGGAGTAGGCACTGATAATGTTATTACCTTAGATACTATATCTCTTTTTGATCAAGGAGTTGGTAATTTTGCTGATGTAGATAGCAACTATGTATTTGAAACAGGCGGAATTGATAAGAATATCATATCTAGCGGCACTTATGACTTTAATTCTACATTTACCCTACCCTTTGTTTATGATGCTACCTTTAAGATCCAATTAGATATGGTTTCAGATGATCCTTATGATCTATTTGACAGTGGTAGAGGTGAAAACCTATTTGAAAACGCTAAAGCACCTTTTGATGGTAATTTACCTACCAATGCAGGTACGAATATCCAAATAGGTGCAAGTGATACAAGTTTGGGGGATATTTCTACTTATACAGGAGTAGCCCAACAAGGAACATTCAGAGGAAAGTATTTTAAATTTAGAGCCAAGTTATTATCCCTGAATAATCAATCCAGAGCATTGGTTAAAGGATTAACTGTATCATTGAACTTACAGAATAGATCAGAAACAGGAGAGGATATAGCCAGTGGTGCAGGAACATATAATGTCACCTTTACAAATCCATTCTATGCTAATCCTAATATCAATGTCACTGGTCAGTCTATGGCTAATGGAGATTATTTTGTTGTAGCAAACAAAAGCACAAGTGGATTTGATATTACATTCTACAATTCCAGTGATACTGCTATATCAAGAACTTTTGATTACCAAGCTAATGGTTATGGGTTGAAATCAGCATAAATATAGGATAGAAAAAAGTAATGTCACAAGTTTCACAAATTACGATAGATAACGTAGCTTTCGGTACTTTTAGAAGTAATTTAAACGATACTTTAAACGCACTTAATTCTCAGCATATTGGCAGCACTGCACCTACTTCAGCAGTAGCAGGTACAATTTGGATTGACAACAGTGTCACTGATACGCTAAGTGTAAAGATATATGATGGTGCTGATAGCTTAGAATTATTCTCTATCAACACTTCAACAAACGCAATAACACTACCAAGTGGGATATCCGTCACAGAAAGTGATCCAAACAGTATTCCATTTGCAGTAGCTTTAGGGAGTTAAATATGGCTAATAATTTTAATGATGCTCAAATTTCTTTAACAGACGCAACACTTACTGATGTCTATACTGCAACAAACAAATCTTTAGTTATTGCAGGAACATTCGCAAACACAGGCACAAGTGCTATGAATATATC